CTTGAATCTCTGATGCAAGAGTCATATTCTTTAATAGCATAATATTGTATTTATGCTTGTCACTTAGTAAAGGTATCAATTCTCCAATTGATCCCTTGAATCTATAAAAGTCCTCTTCGATTTGAGCAAGGCTCTTATCTAAGAAACTTTCCGAATTCAATATGTCTTTGCAGTTCTCTGAAAAGACACTACTGAGGAAGGTATGTTCTAACTGATTAAGGAAGAACATATACATTGATAACCCTCTGATTGATGAATCAATCGAGGAGTATAATTCGTTATCCTCAAAATTTTTGAGGAACGGAATCTCCCCTGATGAAAGCACGGAAGAAGCTGCCATCAGTTGATATGGTTTGTTATAATAAGCTTTGAATAGCCTTTTATAAGCAAGTTGTTTATAAGTTAATCCCTTGGAACTTATCCATAGGATTAATTGTAAATCTGTAAAGCCCGGTTTATTCATATAAGCCGAAGCTAATCCATATGGAACTGGGGTCATAAATACCCCGTCCTGAATACTGATCTTAGCGAAGTCTAGGACTTCGTGAGAGAAATTTCCATGATGATCAAAGAAGGATTTACCTGTCTTTGCATCATTTTTGATTAGTGATGCTTCCTTACAGAGCCAGGAATGGAACTGGTAGAAAGTATACTCCAATTCATCATTGAGCTCTAATTCGCAAGGATAAGAGACAATAGAATCATCCCCTACGATTGCGAGGGTCTCTGTTAGACTCCTGCTTTCTAAGTGAAACTCTTTCATGAGCATGCAAATTAGAAAGATGTGTGCCATGGAGAATGCATCAAATGATGCAAGTAAGCCTTGAGGCTGACCTGTCATTTGAATATAATCCTCTAAGGAGTGATCCAAAGGGTGACGGAAGCTCTTCGGAAGTGTAGAAATAAACTTCCAGAAGTTAGCATAAGTGGCATTGAAGAAAACTTCAATTACCTTACATTGAAATGCCTGATTTAAAGTATCAGTTGCATTGGAAAAGTCAGAAACAAATACATTGTTCCTATTCTTAATTCTGTACGAAGGTGTTGTTACCTTCTTCAGGAATTCTACACCATTGAAGTGCTGCTTCATGCAGTTACAATCAATTTGGTTGAGAAAGTCTGCAAATACTCTATGGAGATATTTGCATCTGTCCTGAATCGAGTTGCATCCAACATGGATACCTCTCGGTTTGTACTTTCCAGGATTAGGGATCATTTGTGTGATCACTAACTTTGATTGATTAGATATATGAGATGGTATCTCATAATCTTCCAAATACCCAGACTCATAACCTATAAGGTTATCGAAGTCTTGAACAGGTAGCTCATCCTTAATAGGATCTGTCTCTACAATAGAAGAGTAAAGTGCATTGTACTTTTCCTTCTTACCGTTTACAGTGACGTTACCAGTTGCTGCCTTAGCAGTTAAGTAGTAATCATTGTCCTGGAAATAGTTTTTAGATGACATCTGAAAGCTATTCTTTGCATCGATTATGTCATGGACATATCGATTACGATTAGACTTCTTGCTCAGGATATCCTTAGCAACAAGATCAAATAAATACCAGAATCTTTCCGAAGGTTCAGTAGATTCTTGGCGAAGTTGGTTAAGCAAGTCTTGACCATATTCCTCCATTACTTCCGGTGTTGGATTCATATGTTCATACACCTGACCCAAACTAACAGGCAAGAGTAAAACTTGTATTACTCTCTCCTTATTCTGTTCATATTCTTCCTCTGAGATATCAAAGGAAGATATAAGATGAAATACGATTTTATGCAAATAGACATAAAATCCTGGGTTTTGCTTAAGCTCGACGAAGCTTAAGATTTCTTGTACTTCCTCCATGTAGTTAATTACTGCCTTGAAGGAGTTAGGATAGTATTGTAAGGAATTGATCTTTACAGGATCTTTACTTACAACAAAGTAGTCTCCTGGGAATGCGGGTGCCTTCCCTGAGATAAAGTTACTCACGACAGAAATTAAATCATTCCTGCGTGATTTGCATCGACCCGCGAGGTCTTTGACTTCGTGGCCAGAGATACAACTTTTGGATTCTTTCCAAAAGCCATTAAGGAACTTTAAGATCCAACTGGAAATTAAAGTTATAGAAGCTCTGCTTAGAAATGGATCTAAGTCAGTAATTAGATCGGTAAATAGCTCAGTAAATGAGTTATAAACCTGAGATTTTGAAGGCCCATCGTAACACGATGTGTCATTAGCCCTCTGGTGAAGAGTTTGATTCTTAAAATTCTTCATAGAGTTCCACCTCCTAGATTAATAGAATCAGGAATGACATCCCTATTTCGCAGCATTCATCTGCTGAGAAGTGCTCTCCTTCTTATTAGGATCCCTCCTAATAGTGAGTTTCCTTCCTCATAGTTTCATTAGGCTATGATTGAGATTTAACTACTCTAACTGAATGTATTGGAGTAATCAGCCCTCAGGGAAAGGTGTGCTTCACCGGGAAGGTCTCATTGAGAAACCTCCA